GGTAACACAATATTTTTTGTCAAAAAAAATCCTTTATTTTGTAGGAATGATATTTTTTTGTACATTTGCCTCATCAAACCAAAATAACTATTATAAGAAGTACTAACTCGTATAGTTTTTAAAATAGTATTATAAAATAACATATAGCGTTTCGCTTTACAGTTTCCTAATTTCTGAAAACGACCAATTTTTCAATAAGTACAGGAAAAGTAAATGTAGAAATGCCTGCGGTTACGTGGGCATTCCTTTTGCTTTGTACTTATGGCCTTTGGTCGGGCTTCAGAAATTGAGCAATAAGGAATGTTTCCACGTTTTTTATTGCTTAAAAGTAACGAAACCTACACGATAAAGGCGGTAACCGAAAAGCCTGAACAGAGTAGGTATAAACTTAATTTTATGTAACAATAGCAATGAAAAACAAAAACAAAAACGTAGCGTGGGCGACCTTTCGCACTGCTACACAGTTAGTAGCCATTATGGTAGTAATTTTAGTAACCCTTATCGCTTGTGGTAAAAGCGACAGCGGGGGAAGTGTAGAAAACAAGGATTTGATTGGCACTTGGAAATTAGAAAGTATGACTATTGATGGAAAAAGCATAGAGGATTTTTTTTCTGATAATGGAAAAGAAGTGTCAGTTTCTTCAAAAAAATGCCGAAATAACTCTACCGTTACTTTCTTAGAAAAAGAAGGAGTATCAAATACTTGTGATGATAGCCACCCAAATAATAAAAAAGAATGTAAATGTGAGTCTATACCATTTATCTATACAATATCTGGTAATACAATTGCTTTAAAATCAACAAAAGGGGCTGATTCTAGAACATTTTCTATAATAGGGAATAAACTGACTTTTAGTTACTCAAGAGAAGATGAAAAAGGTAAAAAGCATACTTTAGTAGAAACCTATGTAAAGCAGTAAACTTCCCATATCATTACCCTTAGAAACTTATTTAAGGAACAAAAAGAGCAAAGCGCATTAAAGTGCTTTGCTCTTTTTTAATCTGCTAACTCCAAAAATCTTAACTTACTCTGTTGTAGTTTTTTCAGGTAATTCATTATGTTCTTCGCGTTTAAATACAAAAGTGTCATAATAAGTATTAAAAAACTGTACAAACATAACCGCACCTTGTCGGTCTTTGTAGACTTCTACTAACAAATCCCCATCTTTATCAGGAGCTATGCGTATTCTATCAATATCCACTCCTAAATAAATAGGAATAAACGGATAGATTCTAAACCTATTATAGCGTTGCCAAAAGTTCTTCTTCTGTTTGCCTTTAAAGCCAGCTACCATTCTCACAGTAGTCGTGCTATCCTTCACTTTTTGGTAACTCACGTACAGCAAATCTGCTTTTACTTGCAGTTTAAACCTACTTAAAGGTAGCGCTGTTTCTTGGTATTCTTTGGGCAGTAGCGGAAAGAACAAGGGAGCTTGCTTTTCCATAGGCTCAGAATACACATAATACGTTCCTTCATTAAGGGTCTTAATAGCAGCTTCATCCATAGGAGCTGTCATTTTAGGGCGTTGCACTGTTTTACACGAAAATAATTTTAAAACTATAAATAAATAATTATTAATAAATTACAAAATTAGTAGTAAGTATAGTGGTAAGTTTAACTACAAATTTTTTTACCCATCTGTTTTATGATAGCACGAACGAGGCTCTCGCTAATCTTAAATTGTTCAGATATGAAAGTGTAACGCTCCATCTTTGGGGCGTTGCTTTTTTGATATTCTTCGTAAATTTCCAAATCTCGAAATATCTCACACGCTACCCTGCCTCCGTGTTTGTAAACCAAACGCAGGTCGTTCTCCATTGGTTTTAACTTCTCGTATATATTCATTGTCATTCCCATTTATTAAGTTCACACCCCTTTTCGTCTTGTCGCAAAAGAGTAGAGAGCGGACAATTACACACCTTACACTTCATACCCTTAACTTCTTTCAGCGTATAATCTCTCATTAGCCTTTGGTATGTACCCATCTTAGCCATAGGACACTCTGCGCATATCTTTGCCCGCTCTTTTGCTTTTACCTCAATTTCAGGGTCAGTAAATATGTAATTCTCCCAACCCTTTAATATTGCTTTTAACTTTATCATATACTCGCTGATTGTCGTGCTCGTTCATTGTCACTAATTCGCAAAATGCTATCCGTTAGTCCTGAGGTAGTTCCTATTGTTGCCCCCTCAAATGCACCTTTCATTGACCCTTCAAGGCTACCAGCGCGCGCTCCCTCGAATGCTCCTTGTTGGCTACCTTGTAATGTACCTTGCATTGCTCCTTCTCTTATAACGTTCATCATCTGTTCAAAATCAAACTTTAACTCCTTAATTTCTGATTGTATAGGCACTTGTTTAATCACTCCCCCTGCTGCCATATACACGGGGTTATAATTGCCATAACCTGCACTTCTATTGATAGCCTCCAATACTGGGAAATACATAGCCGTTGCGCGCTTGTTCACTATATATTCACCACCTTCAGCCTCAAATCCCCCACGACCTGCAACAGTGAAAGGAATACCGCCCTCAGAGTGGCTATTACCTTTGAGCAAACCGCCTTTTTCGTATTTAACATCGGTACTTGCAATCTTAGCCACATTCATCATACCAGTAGCCAATGTAACCGCTGCCATAACTGCACCCATAGGCAATCCTTGTGATATAGCCTTCGATACACCCAAATAAGTGTTTATAGTAGCCTCTGCAATTGCTGCCGCCTTTCCTAATGCAGATTGTTCGCCTGCTAAACTTTTCAAACCTCCGAACACTGATTGAGCCAAAGATAATTTAGACTCCTCAGTTTTGCGTTTTAAGTTTATTTCATCTTGTGACTGTTTTCTGTTTAATATCGATAATCGTTTGTTGTACTCCTCTTGTGAAACCTGATTACTTGCCAGCAATTCATTGAGTGCTTCACGTTCTTGCTCGTGATTTTGTCGCATTTGCTCCTCTTCAATCTCCCATTGCGTAGCCCCCTGCTCTTGCAAGGTGAGTAGTTTGTCTTGAAAATCCAACTCCTGCTGGGCTTTCTTTTCCTCTTTCTCAATATCCGATTGCTGTTTGTTTAACTCCTTAGCCTTCTCATCATACCCTTCTCTTAGTTCTTGCAATTGTTGCTGATAAGCGTCCTCAGCGTTATAATCCCAATTGTGTGCCTCCTGTTTGAGTTTTTTCTCTTTCTCTAACGCCTCGACTTTCTTCTGGTAAATTGCTTCTTGGCGGTCCTGCTCTTGCACGATGAGTTCAGCGGTTAATCGTGTTTCGCTGTCAATCTTAGTTTTGTTTTGCAACTCGTATTGCTCTGCTTCCTTCTTCACCGCTTCAATAGAGAGGTCTGTACGTGTTTTCAAATACGCTTCTTCAATCTCTCTCTTCTGCTTTTCATACTCATTTTGCTTTATTAAGCCCTTAGATTTTTCTTTCTCCAATACCACCAAGCGGTCCTGCATTCCCTTTTCCTCAATCGCTAAACGTTCCTGCAATGATTTAGCGACAGCCGAATTAGTCTTAACGTACTCTTCTACTGCTTCTCGTTGTTGCTTCAATTCTTCTTGCATTCTTGCACGTGCTTTGTCTGCTTGTTCTTTCGCCTCATCATTTCTCGCTCTGTGTACGCTGTTTATTACTTTATTCTGAGCGGTTTCTGCGTTTATCCTCTCTTTATTGTTGGCAATAAGTTCTGCTTTTTTTCTTGCCAACTCCGCCCTCTCTGCGTCGCTCGTATCATTGCTTTTTTGTTGTAGTTCTATACGTTCTATTTCCAACTTGTTACGCTCTATTGCTAATGCGTTTATCTGCTTTAATGTTTCTACCGACGCCTTCGCCGCTTTCTCTCTCTCTTCTACACTCTTAGAGGTGTCCCTTGCTATTTGGTTTTGTTCGGCAAATAATTCTTTTAACGCTTCTGTCTTCTCTATATGTTCTGCCTCCGATTTCGCCAATCTTTGGTTTATCTCCTCAATTCGCTGTCCACGTTTAAGTGCCTCGTTCATTGTGTCGCCAATACCTCCAACAATGCCCTTCATTTCCTTACCTAATTCAGCATACTTAGCACGAGCCTCTCCTACTGCCTTACCCATCTCTTTTCCCTTGTTCACTAAGTCCTGCGCGGGCTTCTTCACCTCTTCCCAAGCACCCTTAAAATTTCCGGTGAGTATCTTCCCAAGTCCCTTAACTACGCCCACGACTTGCTTTATTGGTGTGATAAGGAATGTGCCTATAAACTCACCGACTTTCTTAATGGGCTCCCACGCTGCTTTAAACGCTTCCACTAATACCTTGCCCACCTGTTGTACTACTCCGAATAGCGTTTGAAAGAGCACCTTTAATGGTGTAAGTACTTTGTTCACCTTATTCACTCCCTCTTGTGTGCTGGTGAAGTATGATATTAAAGAGCCTAATGCTACAATGAGCGCACCTATACCTGTGCTGATAATTGCACCACGTAGTATCTTCATACCAGTAGATACATTCCCCGTAGCCGTTGCAGTAGCATTGAGTACACCTGGCGCCATCTTGCCAGTCTGCACGAAGTTGGTAAACGGAGTAGCCAACGCAACAACATTCACCTTCAAAGAATTAAACGTATTAACAACGCTATTCATTGAAGTACCAAACGCTTGGTTATCCCCTACTGCGTCCAATATCGCCTGCCGGTAATTACCCACGTCTACTTGATTATTACCGATGCTCTTTTGTAATTCCTTATACTTCTTATCCTGCTCCTGAATAACCGCCAATAGCTTACCCCCTACCTCAGCGTTGTTGCGCTCCTCCTCAGATAGTTGTTGATATATGTGTTTATTCTGAGAAAGTGCAGCACTCAATTCCTTAATTGAGCCTTTCATTGTGTTGTTAGAAGCCATCTGCTTAGCCTCTGTCGTAATGTGGTTCTTCACCAAAGTATCATACACACGCAACTCATCACTTTGCCCCCTCTGCTCTGCTGTTAGCAAGGTGAGCCTCTTCGTGTACTCTTCTATTGATATATTCCCCTTGGAGAAGTCGTCCTTTAAGACTTTCATCTCGTTGCCGATATTAATCAGCTTCTCACGCACCTCAGCACTCTTCGCAATTAGCGAATCCACATCAATATCTATCTGCGCTATATTTACCCTTTCCATATCTTTTAACTTTTAACTAATCTTTATCATTTCCACTTCTGCTAATGCTCCTGCCTTGTATTTTATTTTGTTTGGTAAGAAGTAGCCCCCAAGTTGCTCAACGTATATACGTGAGAAGAATGAGAACTCATATATATCAATCTCTGACAAAGCAAATTCAGCAGTAACAATGTAGGGGTGCTCCATTAACCGACGAAAATCTTTATAGTAGGTTTTTATGAGATTATCCCAATTAAAGTATGTAGCGCTTGCAAAAATGAAAGTATCGGTATTTTGTTTCTCCGCTTTTGCTTTGAGTTTAAATTCTACTCCTGAATAAGTAGTGAAAGAAGAGAAAATATGCCAGCGTGCTGTTTTTTCTTTATACTCAGTTTTGATGTTACCATTACTTTCTTTTTTTAATTCTTTTACAAAGAATTCCATATTCTCTATTCCCACATTATCTCCTTTTAAAAATGTATAATCGTTCAACGGACTATAGAATTTACTTTGGAAATCTTTTCGCTCATCAAGCGATTCATCGTTAAAAAAAATTGCCGAATCTCGCTTTTCTTGTCTGTAAGCGTTCTCATCATCATATTTCTTATAAACGAAATTATTCTTTTTCCCGTATTTATTATTGTGGTATTGTTCCTCTTTAACTTGTACAAATTTATTGCTCCAATCTAATTTTGGCGCATTTACTCTTTCATTTAAAGTATAAAAATAATAATCACCAGTTTTTCTATCTCTAATTGGAGTAAGAGAGAATATTCTAAAAACCTCCTTAAATAGGTCTGTTAATGCAAAATCGGTTAATAAAACATCTATATTATCATTGCGTTTTACCTTTTCAATTCTAAATGTTATACCGTCATTGTATAACATACTATAAGCGGTATTATGATTCGATTCCGCAAGTGCATAATAAAATACTATATTATCGCCTTTTTCTAAACTTAAAACTTTTTCTCTTTTAAATTCAGTTATTCCACTCTCTGGCACAAGTACATTATCTACCTCATTATGTTTTGATGTAATTAACCCCACTTCAAGTTCTAAAATACCCGCATTAGGGTGCAAGTTATTAATTACTGTAGTAATTTTATATTCACCAGTCTCATTAATAGTGTATGGTTGCGCTCCCTTGTATGAGTATCTTAGTTTTATCTTGCCATTTTCATTGATAAAACCCATTGTAACTCCATTAGAATACCTCAATCCAAGATTAATACCTCCTCCCTCGTGAGTAGCCTCAAACGCTTCCCCTTCTGTACTATCATTATACTTTATATTAGAAGAGGCTATATACGTGTCTAACCATATTTGACTTTTAAAAAAATCTCCCACAAATTTAAACCCACTCATCTGCTGTATGAGCCTAAACACTCTATCTAATCTTATAGATAAAGGCGTATTTTCAAATTCATACTCAATTAAATATTCGCCACTGCTGTTTAAAGTAATAGCATCATCTCCATAATTAGCAATTAAATAAATCAATTCAGGAGTTGTTGTACTATTATGTTGTGCAATGATATTTGTAATTGTGCGATTAGCTGTATCATCTAATAGTCCCTTAACTCCCTTTATATCTCTATTTTGCAAAAAAGTGTATAGTTCTTTGCTGTTGTCTTTAAATTCAAAAATAAAATAGTTTCCTCGCTTCCCAACAAGAAAACCATTTGCGCCCTGCACAATAGGAATACCATTAACATAGTAATTGACCTTGTGGGTCTTGTATGCTTCGACCTTGTCACTAAGGGGTTCGTTTGCAAATCCGAAAATAATATTATTGGTAGGGGTAGTAGGTAGGTATATAGTTTCTGAATACGACACTTCACGAGTGTCGAAATTAAACATATCATTTACCTGCAAAGTGTAGGTAAACGGCTTTTGTTCTACATCGGCTCTTTGTCCGTTTATATACAACTCTATCATAATTGCGTAATTGTTTTAGGCTCTTGAAATTCTATTGTTACACTCAAAGGGTGTGTGTATTGGTTATTGTGTTTGAATTTTTGCGTACCTTCAACCACATTTACACGCTCCCAATGTTGTGGCTGAATATCGCTTACTTCTTTGCCTTTCCAAAGATATATCTCGGGCGACACAAATAGCGATTTTATTTCCTCAAACTCATAATCAAGTACGGGGACTTCACTTGTAAGTGTCCACGTTTTCTTTGAGGTAGTTCCAAAAGGATAAAATGAATTGTCTTTTAATCCTACATACGTGCGCCCTATTAAAGTGCTGCCCAATGATTTTGTTTTAACATCTTCGGTGTAATCTTGTGAGAAAAGCCAATAACTCCAACCTCCGTAGGTATTTCTCCAACGCAAAAATATACCGCACTCATCTACTATTCTTGCTACCTCTTTTGTTTCAGATGTTCTTTCTTTGTTTTGCATTCTGAAAGGGACATTGCCTTGAATCTTTTCAATATACAAGTCTTTTTGCGGATAGTCTTTGAAATAGGTTGTTTTCTTACATTCGCCTAATCTTGAATTTTCGGTTATCGAAATAATAGATGGTATAATGAATAACGAACCATTAGCAATATTACCTTTTGATGAGTCTATTTTTAGACTCACAATTTTAAAATTATCTCCCGAAAAAGAATCTTTTTTCAGGTCAAACATTGATTTAAAAAGACTTGGTAAGAATAAATCAACTCCCTTATTTTCTCTGTATGATATATTTGTAACAAAGTCTTTTCTGTCACTTGAGGATACTGTTACTCTCAAATTTGTGTTATTTTCCAAACTCCATTCGCCTGTACCTGCCGAAACGCTTTCTAATACAATAGCATCTTCGCTAAATGCGCCGTATGCAAAATTGTTTTCTATTGTAAAACTCATTTCCCCATTTCGTTTATAAAGTTAATAATCTCACTTGTGAAAGTAGCCAAGTACTTATACCCTACCTTCTCTATTATCTGTTGCACCCTCTCGGGGGTTATTACAGCGTCAATAAATGGTGGTTGTTCACCCCCTTTAAATCTCTTTGTGCCCTCACGTGCTATCTTCTTGGCAATCGCCCACGCCAACGAGGTAGTGCTCATCTTGTCCTTTATGGGTTCTAAACCTCTTGCCAATATCCAACGCTCAATGGCTTGTATAGGAGGCATTCTCCCCTCCTTGCGTCCGTGTTGCATATAATAGGTGTAATCCACTCCCGTAATCACACCACGCAACCCGCCAGTAGTAGCCGTAGTGTTCACTTCGAGCGTATGCTCCCATAGTCCACTTGCCCGCATACCAAGTTCTTTATACTTAGCAATAAGGTCAAGTTTTAAGGCTTCCAATTCCTCTTGTAATATCTTAACAGCCTCTTCCATATTCTTTATTCGCTACTAATTTGGAAGGTCACCAGTACCCCGTCGAAGTTATTATCGTACAAGTTAATAACCTCAACCATTCGCCAGCCTTCAATCGTATAATCACCGCAAAAGGCTTTGGCAATCTTCATTACCTCCTCTTTACAAGGTTTAATATACTGTTCATACTTACCTTCTGCTTGTTCGTTTTCGCTCTGTGAATTATACACCCTGTCAAATTCCGAGTGTTTCAAAAGCATAAATCGCCCGTTATAGGTGTGCTTCGTTGGTTCGGCGTAATCATCAAACGTTACACTCTCTTCTAATGGGTCAAGAAAGAAGTAATAATCCTTACCAGCTTCTGTTTCCAAGTTGTGAAAATCTGAACGCCCATAATCAAAGTGCCAGCCGTTACTCGTTGCTATTTGTTGCAAAATCTCTTTCATATCTTACTTATTTATTATTAACTTCTGAAATCTATTCTGTATATTCGCTTGTGTTGCCCTATACCACAAGATATAATGCACTTCCAAGTAATTGAGTTTCTCAATATCGTTATACCTAAGAATATCACCACCTGCAAGGCTATCTATCATCGGCAAGTCTCCGAATTGCTCTAATTCTTTAACTCCTGCTTGTTGTAGTTTTATATCGTGCTCAGTAGGCTCGGTATTCCAATGCTCTTGCTCCATTCTCATTACCCTTTCTGCTTCCAAGGTAAGAAATCGCAAACAGCCATAAAAGCGAAATACATTCATACGTAAAGGCTCTTCCTTATATACCATTCGCACCACGTCTAATTTATCTATACTATCTAAGCTCATCGTTTGCCTCTTGATACTATTCACCTCGCCAAAGGTTAATTCGGTAATGCTCTCTTTCACTCCGTGAGTACGCTTCTTAAACCAACGTCTACGTGTATAGTTTGGTATTGGCTTTAATATTTTCAAAGCTGGCAAAAGTTCTTTCTGCTTTTCTTCTGATAATTGTAGAAATTCGTAAAGTGTCATCTTCTGAATATTGGTTTAAAAATTCGCTTAGGTTTCAAGTCAAAGTACTCACGCATTAGTAACATATCTCGGTAGTCAGGGCTTCTCCCTATGGCTTGCTTCACCGTATCTTTGTTAATTACTGATAACTTTTGCCCGTCCTTATTGTCGCTTTTGATTTGTTCAACTTCCTCAATTATCATCTCCTTGGTGCGCTCTGACACCTCAGCACTAATGTATATACCATTACTATTAATGCGCTCGGCTAACTTATACAAGCATTGTGTCTGCAAATTCTTGTAATTGGTAGGTTGCCCATTCTCTTCAAACGGTGTGCTATTATTCTTAAAGCCTACAATACCCGTGTTATCTACCACTCCACCTCCTACACCGTCCTCATCGGCAATACAATTACCCTTGGGTATATTATACTTCATTCGTAGTGTGTTGATGAGTGCTTGTATCTCGGTAGTCGCCGAAGTTGCCAGTGTATACACTTCTATCAATTCCCAGCCTTGCCATACGCCTATTACGCACAAGTCCGAGCCAAAGCGGGCAATATCGGCTGTTAGGTACATCGTGCTTTCCTTGGGTAATTGGTCATTATTGAATATCGCTAATATCTTATCGTAATCACACAATGCATTTGGGTCATCGTCATATTCCCATAGCCCATTGAGTAGCCGTTGCTTCTCTGCGCCTCTTAGGGTATTCTCCAAGTTCTGAATGTATTCCTTGGGTAACATCTTATTATCATACGGCAGAGCCTGAATGAATGCCCTTCTCTTGTTGAGTGTACCCTCCTTGTAGGGGGTGTAAAATTCCTTATATAGAAAGTTCTTGGAAGGGTTGGCGGTAATGAGTAGTTTGCCTTTCAAATTATATTCTCTATTTTTCCATCTCCCTATTGATATTTTCAAGTTAGAATAACTATCATAATCGAACTCTCCGCCCTCTTCTATCCACCCACGGGTAAATTGCATTGAGCCTAACCGCTGGTATTGCGGGTCGCTTGGTAAATACTTACAATCTAATAGCAATACTCGTGAGCCATTATATAATTCAAAGTAATTGTCCTGCCCATTATACTTCCACGCTTCTTGCGGTATGCCCCAGCCGTTGAGTACCTCGTGAATGCTCGGTATTGTAAAGCGTCGCAAATCGTTCAATTGCTTTCGGGCAATGAAATACTGCGTACCTGCATACATTAGAGCGTCGGCTAATATCAATGAGCAACCTATGAATGATTTGCCCCCTCCCTTAGCCCCTCCGTATAGCACCTCGTCAATATCATCATTAGCCCACGCTCGCCCGCATTCCTTCTGCTTGTCGTTTCCGTTGCTGTTAAATTCAAGTACCACATTCTTCATTGCTACTTAATAATTATCCCTGTTACTTGGAAATTGTTAAAGTCTTTACCGTCTTTCCCCGTGATTTCCTGTTTTTCGCACCAATTATGCTTATTAATTAGCACGAATTTGGTCATTGCGGCGTTCAATCGGTCTGCTGTACCGAATTTTTGTAATTTAAGTTCCTGAATTTTGTTTGCTTTCTGTAATAGCTTGAAAAACGAAGGAAATTTACTTCTTAAATATGTTACTATTTCTGGATACAAATCTTTTTCAATTATCAAAAACTCTTCATAAAATATATTTCCCTTGTCATTGCCTTCACTATCCTTCTCTTTTAGCCATTCAATAAGTTCGTTGCCTAATTGCAATGCTCTTTCTTCTGTCCACTTTTCAGAAGGCTGGTATTCTGGTGAGAATAATTTACCATTAAGTCTTTTTATTTTATTATTATTTTTGCTTTCTGTTTTCATATCATTTTGTTTTAAATGTTATTAATCCACTCCGTGTGGAAGTCGTAAAGACTTTTGTTTTGAGTGAATGAATATTGTTCAATTCGTGAGTTATTGGATAGGTTACCACTACCCTCAATTACATAGTGTTTGTTGTCTTCTGTTTTTGCGCAAATTATCTTAGTGTGGTTATTCTCTATTTTAATTTTGAAAGTATTGCTCTCGTATTGCTTCATTAGGTTGTATGCGTCAGGGCACAGTTTGGGAAATCCGTCATTAACTAATAGCGTTATGTTAGTGATGAGTTTATTATCTTTCAAATTCTTTAATTCCTGAATAACTTTTTTGCCAATGCGATAAAACGCAATGGTTAGGTCTGTTATTTTGTTTTATGAAGTAATAATAAAATAAAATCAAACGAGTTAATATTCTTTCGAGTGACAATTCTGTAATCTTCATTATCGTTAGGAATGCCTGCTATTTGATTGATTTTACTTATTGCTTGAAAAAAAACAGTTTGATTTGACAAAACAATACTACCTGCTTTAAAGTTTGAGTTTTCAGTAACAAACTTATCAGCAAGTATTGATTTTGATTTTCTGTTTTGTCGTATTGGTTTAAGCATATATAATTTAACAGTGTTTTTTGTATATAATTTTCTTGAAAAATTGTATTTTGCTATTTCTGTATTTGATTTTCAATAATTTTCTGAAACTCCTCAAAGGTATAGCACACGGCGTAAGTATGCCCTAATGTGGTTACTTTCTTCTGAAACTCTTTTTGGTTGTCGGTTTGGCGATTTCCCTTTACTTTCATCTCGATATACAGGCTCTTCCCTTGTGGAAGTAACACAACTAAATCAGCTACCCCTGCTAATACACCTTCTGATTTTAAGCGTTGTGCCTCACGCACATTGCGACTTCCCCCGTTAGGTACAGCATATATAACGAGGTTTGGATATTGGTATCTGAACCAACGCACACAGGAGGCTTGCTGTGTACTTTCTTGAAGTTTCATAATTATTCAAAATTCGTAGTGCAAAGGTATAAAACATATTAAACAATTCCTAATATTTTTTGATATAATTATTTGGTAATCAGACACTTATTTGTATTTTAAGCTAAATAAAAATACTTGCAAAAATTCAAACGTTTGAATATCAAAACGCTCAAAAACAAAAAAGACGAGCAAATGCCCGTCTTGTTGGTAAAAAATATTTTGTTATATTTATAACATCTCTATTTTTCTGAGTTTTTCGATGTAGAAATCACGAAGATTTGTAAATTCTTGTTCACTGAATTTAGCCCCTCTTAGGTTCATTCTCTTGTGTGTGGTAGTCGATTTGCTTTTGCCTATCGCTATCGCCACCTTGCTATCGGATAACTCCAATTGCTGAATGATGTATATTACTTTGTCGTGTGCTGTCATAACTACTCTTGTGTTATCATATTAGTTTTATACCATTCCCACGCTTCATCTAAGAATTGTGTTTCAGAAATAACAGGGGCTAATTCCCCTCCTGTTACCTTTACGTTATTCTGAATTATTATGAGCTTGAATTTCTCATATTCATTGAATACATATAACTTCTGAGGCTTATCCTTTAATTCTCTGTTAAGAACTATCTGCTGTGTACGCTCTCTAATTACCAATATCAGAGATAAGTAGAGGGGTGAGTAGATAAAGTGAAATTTATTAGGTAAAAGCTCAGGCTCTGGTTGTAATGCCAATAAGAATTTTGGCATTTTGAATTCAAAAAGTTTGTTTTTGTCCATATTATTTTGTATTTTTGCCCCTCATTTCTAAGGGTGTTTAAATCGTTAGAATTGTTTTTAATTTTACAAGTAAGCCCCTAATGTAGTGTTAGGGGCTTTTAATTTATCTAATAAAGCGATACTTAGGCAAGAAATTGCGACTGCCCCCTACTTTGAATTTACAAATCATTTCGCCATAATAGTTAATAGGTTCATCAAGGCTAATTGTGGTAACATTGCGCCCATTGTCATCGTATTGGTGCGCACTGTAACCTACTGACATATTGGGTAATCGCCATACCCCCCAATTCATAGAGTTAAGGTATTTCAATATCCTTCTGATATTATCTATATTAGCCTCGAATACTTTACCTTCTTTAATTTCATTTTCGAGAGTGCGAAAATCAGCTTCTAAATCTTGCCCTTCTTTCTCATTCTGAATTTTCTTTGCTTCGTGTTTTCTCTTGCAGAAATTGCAGAATTTAGTGTACGCTTCATTCAAATTTTCGTTGGTAATTTCACCCTCTACATCAATGAATGTTACAAAGTATGGTCTTTCGGTGAATTTTTGTACCTCTACCTTTTCATAAGGCACTTCATTAACTTGTGGGTAACCTTGCTCTTTCTTTTTGAAAGAAACATTACCTGCTACAATGTAGGTGTAGCACTTTGTGGTGTAAAATTCTAATTTCATCGTTCTAAATGTTTTAAATGTTAATACTTATTTTAAATTTACAAATTCGGTTGCACTCTCTAAGGTGAACTTCTTAGAGTAGTACTCTTTAGAATACTTTTTATTTGCTTTCACAAAAGCGTAATAATCTTTCAAAAGTTTTTTGCTTGATTTCACAAAATCTAATACTTCTTGGCTTGCTTCTTTGTTAGCGTTCAATTTTGCTTTACTTGCTTCTGCTTTGGCTTCTGCTCTTCTTTCTCTTACTTCTAATTCTGCTTGTAACTTAGCAACGTATTCAGCATTCTTCTGTAATTCGTAAGCTATTACCCACATTTGTTTTTCAGTGAAAAAATCTTTAAGATTGCTTGTTAAGATTTTGAATGCCAAAGAATCATTAGATACATAATCAATTAACTTTCTTCTGCTGTAAGCTGCTGCTTGACGGCTACTTTCTTCTACGAAATCACCTATTGAGCTGACAGTTGATACACTTGGGTTGATGTAAGATACTTGGTTGTAGATGTCTTTAATTGTAATTGTAACTTTCATTTTCTTTGAGTTTTTAATGTTAATAATTGTTCTTGCTTTAATTTTACGGTACAAAGATATGGCAACTTTTTTGATTGTACAACTTTTTTGCGTACTTTTTTACATTTATTTTGTTATATCTGTAACAAAAGCATATAACTGCTATATAATCAATGTTTTACACATAATATTTTTTTGCAAAAAAAAGAGACAAAGAATGAAAAAATGTCTTTGCCTCTCGTTTTTGTTGTTAATCTGTATCTATTATTATGCCTATTACTAACGTAATTAATGGTAGCCAAATTAAAATTAGTCCACCTCTTGGAGTGCTCCCCCATTCTCTGAAATCAAATTCTGCTGAAATAAAAGCGAACATCAGATACAGTAATACGAATATTACTATGGGTGCTATTATGCACGCTAATACTTTGTTCTTCTTATTCTTCATTAGTCAAATCGTTTAATGTTATTACCAAATTCCTTATGTACTTCAATTAGCTTCATCACCAGCCCTTCACGTGCTTTCTCGTACTTCTTCGCAAAATGGCTAAATGTGTGCCCCTCCTTAATATCCAAGTGGTAGAATGCGCATTGTGTACCGATGTTAATATCCTTGAATGTTATCTTGTAGCCCTTCGCTCTGAACCAAGCAAAAACTTGCTCCCAAGTAGGGAGTGATACACACTCATTGGTTATTCTGGTCAGTTTGCTGTTGTTTATTACACGATGTATTCCAAGATTATTGGTGTAGCACTGAATATAACCATCATCTTCTCTTATAAAAGCGTGGCAAGGCTCATCAAATCCTATTTCTTTAAGTTCTTTGGCTATCTCTGATGTGACGAGCCAAGTAGGGTAGTTGTTATTATTCATCTTTGATAAATTTACCGTTAATAATTTTGCCTTTTCTGTTTTTGATTTCGTTGTAAGCGATGTTTAGGCACTCTTCAAGGGTGGTGTTATACAAGTCAGCCAAAGTGTACAAACAATCAAAAATCAACGATATATAAAAGCTTATACTATCACTTATTCTTATTTTATAAATACAAGCACTTCTCATTAATGCTGATAAAGTTTCATTGAGTGTAAGTGATGTAGGTATTACTTTTGCATACTCATCCCAAATTGTCTTTTTGTACTTGCCAAAAAAAGATAACGCATCTCCATCTATCATATAGCAATAGTTAATGAGAGTTATTATCACATCGCCAATAGCGTCCTGTATGGCGGGTTTGTCATCGTCATAACAGGCTTTGATAAGTTCGCCAACCTCCTCGTGGGTTTTGAGGAGTTGGTTAAATGGGGTACTTTTGTCAAATATGCCTCTTTCTTTTGCCCACTCTTGGATAAGTGGAACAAGTTCTTGGATTGTTTTCATTGTTTAATCTTCTTCTTTATAATTTAACAATTCGGGGTTTTCATCTTGGTTTCCAATAACTCTTGCACCTTGCAAACACGAACGCCAAGCCTCTTCGTGAAGATTGTAATACCCATTGATGTTGCCTACATCTTTGGCATCGATACGGCAGAATGCCATACATTCCTCTCGGTACACAATAAGGCTGTAACCTCCATAATCGTGGGCAAGAATGTCGCCCTCATAGATTTCAGTGCCATTTTTATCGTGTTGCCCTGTAAATTGACCTAATGTATCCTTTTGAATATCCAATACACTTACATTATAATTGTTTTGAAATAGGAATTCAGGATTATTAGGGTCATCTCCTATTTTTGCGCTTATAAAATGTGATATAGAAGGTTCATTGTATTCAGGGTCTACATATATACCTGTTACATAATCCCCATATACCCACTCACTACCCATCGCAGGGTGTAATTTTGCTCTAAATTTGATTGTTCTCATTTTTTTTAATCTTTTTTTACTTATTAATTCTTCTCTCATTCCCATACAGTAGGAGTGGTAATTGATGTTGGACTCTCTCGTTAGTACATAATCGTACCATTGCATTATCTTGCCCTTCGGCTTGTCGTTCTTCATATCGAAGTATATATCCTCGATGTTAAAGAAGTAATCCGATAGGCATATAACCCCTATACCTACATCGTAATTGTCAAATTCAAATTGTAGGTCTTGTTTGTCACAAAACTCCTTGATAAGGTTACGTGCAGCGTACTCGAATAACTCTACTGCTTCTCTTTCTTTTGATAATTGTTTTTTCATTGTTCTGTAATATTTATGCTTTCAGAAATGTTTTCTGTGAGCTTGTTAGAGATGAGTTTTATTATCTCTAATGAAAGTTCTGTATCTACATTTAATGTAAACTCTTCTCTGAGGTCATTTGTGAATGTTACACTCCCCTCGTATCTGTCTTTTTGTTTTTCGGATTCTTTTTCCCAAGAATAACCACGTTCAAATTCTAATGAAAATTTTCTTAGTTTAAAATCCTTATTGCTGTTTTTAGTCATTGTTTATTATTTTTAATCGTTTTACTATTAATTCTACTATATCCACGGTTACGGCGTTGCCTATGAGCTTGTAGCGTTGGGTTTTGGCAATAGGCTTTATCGTGCCGTCGTAATTGCCATATTGTGTCCAATTCTCAGGAAATCCTTGAAGGCGTTCGCATTCTATTTCTGTTAAGTATCTTATCTTATTATCTTTAGTTTTTATAAAGCTACCTGTAGAAGTGCTATTTTTATAACCTCTTAATATTGTTCGTGAATAGTCGTATATGTTCCTTGTCTTTTTAAAACTGTCTTTTGCAATTTCTCTGATAGGGAATACTCCTTGCTCACTTCGTCCTGCAAGATGTCCGACAAGGTAAATCCGCTCTCGATTTTGGGGTAATAGCCAGCTTGTGTTAAGCAATTGCCATTCAAGTCTATAACCCCCAATTTTGGCAAACGCTTGGAGAATTGCCCAAAAGTCTGCGCGAGCGTTTGAGCTGAAAGCGCCTTTAACATTCTCCCAGATAAATACACTTGGTCTGATGTCAGCAATGAGGGCAATTGCGTACTCGATAAGGCTACTTTTTGCACCTGCGAGTCCGGCACGTTTCCCAGCAAGGCTGAAATCTTGGCAAGGCGAACCGAAAGTGATAATGTCAATTCCTGTAAAGTATCCTCCGTGAAGAGTGGTAATATCTCCGATGTATTTTGCATTTGGAAAATTGTGTTTATAGTTTGCGATTGCGTGTTTATCTATTTCACTAAAATAATGCTCTGTAAATTGGTAACCTGCACGCTGAAATCCGAGCGAAAAGCCTCCTATACCGCTGAATAGGTCTATTATTTTCATTGTTTTTTAGGTATTAATAATTCTGAAAGCTCCTTGCCCTGCGTAATGAGGTAGTCGTAGAAGAATTTCAAAGTATCTTCCTTCTTAAACCTCTTTAATTTTCCGTCAGGGTCATTGGTGCTGTTTTGAAAATGCTCTATCAATGCCCTAATAGCACTATATTCCTGCTTATCCTTTGCCTTATTTTGCTCTTGTCGAAGTCGCTTCTCGGTTTCTGCTCGCATTAGTTGCTTATCCTTTTCGGTAAGTGTAGCAAAATAGGGCTGTAATATACCTCGCTGATAGAGTGCGTCGTATATAGGCACGGATATTATTGGCAACTTCTTTGTTTCCTTATATTCCTCAAAATGATTGATAAGCCAACTTAGCGATGAGGCTTCTCTCTCTTCTTCTGTCATCGTATTTTGTTTTTCGGGTAATTGTGAAATGTTAATGTTATGCACTCGCTGTGTGTCTTGCAACCACTCTCGGTATCTTCCCAAAACCTTGCAGACGTATGACACGTCAAAAAACTGATAGTGGTCGGTTACGTCGCCAAATTCCCCACTTCTATCCATCTGAAAGGCTTTGTATATCTCCTGAAAAGAAAGTCCTGAAAAACGGCTAAAAACAGTATTCCAAATTTCCTGCTTCTGAATAGGGTCTATTTCTCCTTTGAGTCCCGCAAGAGTAGCAATGCGAGCAAATAGATAACCGAATGCTTCTTGTATCCTTACTTCCTCACGGTTGTATTCTCTAATTCTCAGGTATTGGTGCCCTGTTTTAGCCATTGCTAATGGTGTGAGTACCCCAGCCTTGACTATTGTTTCTAATATTTTCAGCGGTTTGTCTTCCTGCAAAATAAGGAGATTTTCTGACTGTGGACTGTTGTCCGTACGGCTCAGCGTTTGTAATGAATTTTCCATTTTCGTCTAAGATGATTTGATTGTTAGCGGTCTGTTGAGGTATTTGGTCTGCTTGTAGCCAACTCGCCTCAAAGCCTCTCCATTGCTTCTGCACTACCCTTTCAAGGATAGCATTCTTGTCTTGCCCTGTTTTTCGCACTTGCTCAATGAATGTTTTAAAGGCAATTTCGCTGTTTATGGCTTTCTTCGCCTTGCGTATCTTTAACCACTCATCTACAAGCTCGGGGGCAAAACCTTCCGCAAGCATTGCCTTTCTAAAATTGAAAGGAGGGGGGGCGGGCGCAACTTGGGGGGAGGTTTCTTTTTTAGCTTTTAAAGGCTCTTCTTTTTTTTCTCCCTCGTCAAAATCGACACACGCGCTTTTTTGTTTCTTTTTTAGAAAAAAAGAAATATTATCAATATCAATATCAATATCAATAGGGTTATCTTCGGTTATGTTGGGTAATGTTGGGTTATCTTCGGTTATCTTTGGGTTATCTTTTTTTGCATAGTAAGGATTTGATTTTCCCTTTACAAAATTAGGATTACCTCCCTTCTTCCCGTTCTCCGTGTTAGCCTCTACTTTCTTCTGATATGAATCTATGTAATAATCTAAATCTAATTTTATAAATTCAAAAGCCATATCAACCTTATCGTCTGTTGAGCCTGCATTTGCCCCGTTCTCCACATATTCGAATAACATCTTGAATAAAACGCCTGCCTGCTTGTCGGACAATTTGTTAATTACACTTTTGTATTTAGTTTTTAGAATAAAAGTATCTTTCATAGTTGTTGCTTTTATTGATTATTATCTATTTCATCTTTTATAAGAATGAAAATAGCTCTTGCCGTTGGTTTGAGCGTGTCTGTACAGCCCTGCATACTCTTGTGGGTTGATGTTGTGTAAATTCTCAAAGTTCGTAACCGTTACCTTATCAAGGTCAAAACCGAACTTATTCGCTTCTCTTTTAGTTTGTGCTACCACTACCAAAGGGGCAAGTATAAGCACTGGTTTGTTTGTGTAGCGAACGATTTGGCTCGCCGTTTCAAGTTCCATTACTGTCTTTCCCAATCCGCAATCAGCAAATACAGCGTGTTTGCCTTTCATAATGTTTTTAGCAACAATATGCTTCTGAAAGGGGAACAGTTTAGGGTTCATCGGTAGTGGAGTAAATCCTTTATGCTCCTTTGCCTTTTGCTTTTGTTGCAAAAATTTCTGATACTCATTCATTTTGATTTGAAATTAGAGATTTGAATTAGATTGCCGCGCGCTCAATCTCCTTCAAATCTGTTTGTTAAATTTAGCCCCCGCTCACGGCTCGAACGTGAGTGCTTGCCTATCGGGGTGCACGATGGAAAAATTACAACTATTTTATTCCTAAACTTGTGATGAATTGCCTGCCCTTCTCTGTCCACACCATAGATTGAGATGTTTTAGGCTCTCCCGTCTTGGTGTCAAAGTAAGGCGTTATACGCATATCTGTATATCCTTTGTCTTGATATCGGTGCGTTAAGAACCATTGACCGCTTTGAAAAAATTGAATTTTCATATCTTTGAGTTTTTGGTTCAACGCCTGAGCACTCATTCCTAAATCTTTCGCTATCTGTGTGGTGGTGAATGTGCTTGTGCTTTGTAATACCTCATCCGTATATTGAGCCTTTGGAACGAGGTACTTTATTTTTTCCTCTTGTAGTTCCACCTTGCTTTCAAGCATTTGTATATTCTGCTTGCTTGCTTCCAATCTCTTTTGCAGAATATTCATAGCGTTATAAATAGCCTCGTCCTCGTTGGATATAGTTGCTACTCCATTTCTTAGGAGTTCTTCTATCTTTTCATCTACCCAAATAGCAAAATCGGGGCTTAATTTCTGTACCACTCGCAAGGCTACCTTTTGGTGCGCCCAAGTGCCATTGGTTCCAGCTATACCCCCTCGCTTAACTATCAGTAAATCAGCCAAACTATAATTTTTTAGTTTGCTAAGTCTTTCTATATACTCTTGAATTTCAAGGCTGTTTACTATCGTTGTTAAATTCTTCTCAGGAAAAGCTTTTGCCACGTCTGTAAGATTTACCATTACATCACCATTTCCAAGTTGGAAAGTGATGTTATTCCCATTGTAGTTATAAACTTGATTATTCATTTTTTAATAATATTTTCCTTGTAAGTTATTCACTTGCTTTTCTATCTCATTAAGGTACGCTAAATCATCAGGCGTTGGTAGGTATATACCCGCTTCCTTGCTGGCGTAATCTCTGAAATTATCAATGGCGGTTGTCATTTCTTTCGTGTCCAAACTCGCTGTACTTCGCCACGCTTCACGTATCTCGCCTGTTTTGTGGTTAGCGTATTCAGTTCTGAATATCTGAGGGTTTACAATCTTCTTGAACATCTCTTGCTTCACGTATTCGGGAGTCTCGCCATATTCAAGAGCGAACCACGCAAAGAGGAGGTGAATGTAATTATTCTGTGAGTAGGTGCGTTTAGGCTTCTTTTCAGTGATTTCAAAAGTCTTCTTCTTCTCGATGAGAAATGCTAAACGCTCCTTTGCTCTTTGTATATCAAACTCGTTGCTTGCGTTGAAAATCATAGTTTATTGTTATTCATCAGCTTTTTCATTATAATTCGCAAACTGCCACCCTTGCGACATAAGTAGCTTTATATTTTCCTTTGACAAATAATTATCATACTTTCTTGTATAACTATCACCATAACCTCCTCCTGTAAATGTGTTTTGTTGTAGATATGGTTTTATTTTATCAATTTTATCTGGTGTATTGCGCCATTCGCTTGACCTTTTATCATCTGTCGAGTCTTGTTCTACATAATGAAATATAACATCGTTAGTGTAGTCATAATATACTACTTTGAGGAATATTGTATTTTTGTATCTTTCCTTATTATACTCAACATATTCATTCGTACCTTCTCTATCTTTCAACTCAACATAGACTTGAGATATATAAGTACCTTTATCGTTTTGATATAGAACAAAATGCTTATCGTTATCCACAATGAATTTCATAAGTGTTGTAGTTTTTACACCTAATTCCTTAGCAAGACTACTGATATAAGGTTTTTTGTTAAAAGCAACTTTGTACAAATCAAAGCGCTCTTTTACTTCTTTTAAATCTAATTTTTTCATTTTGTCTTTATTTTGAAAGCAAGGCAGGACTCGAACCTGCTACTATCCCGATTGATACTTGCTTTTTGTTGTGTTAATTACCTAATATTAACGGTACTCCACTATTAATTCCTTTGATTTTTCATACACAACCTCACCATCTTCAGTTACTTTACTAATGTAAAATGCCTGTCCTTGCACACTGTCAGGTTCTTCATCTTCAAGATAGTCAAATGGACTTTCTTCAAAAATATCCATTGCTTCTTCATAGCTTTCTGCTTCTACAATAGCCGTGTACTTACTTTCTTCCACGTGGCTAAATTTAATTACATACTTTTTCATTTTTTATTTATTTTAAATTGTTTTCTAAAAAGGCATTCCGTCATCTTCTTGTGCGGGTGCTTGTCCCATATTGTTAAACATTTGCCCCTGCTGATATTGCGGTTGCTCTTGTTGTGGTGGGTGTGCTTGCGCTTGTTGAGGTGGAGCATATTGAGGTTGTTGTGGATAACCTTGTGAGGCTTGCTGGTACTGTTGTGTAGGTTGCTGGTATTGAGGTTGCGCTACATTCGTGGTTTGAATGAGTTCAATCTTCCAACCTACAACCGTATTGAAGTACTTAATTTCTCCTTGTGGACTTGTCCATTCACGTCCTTGCAAGTTAAAGTGTACATTTACCCTCTGCCCTACTTGTAAGGTGTCCAACAAAGCGCACTTGCTCTGTGTGAACTGAATGATAATATCATTAGGGTATTGCTCCTCCGTTGTGATAACTAAATCACGCTTCTGAAAACCATTCTCGCCAACTGTTTCAGTGGCGAATATTGTTTTAATTCGTCCTTGTATTTCCATTATTTTACTTGTTGTTTTAATTTGTTTCTTAGTAGCTGATAGTCTTTTCGTAACTGCTTATATTGCTTTTCTACTCGTTTTAATCGTAGATATTCTTCATACAGTCTTAAAAAATCTAAGTTTTTATCTACAATAGGAGGAAAATAGAATCGATACTCTTTTACTTCTACAATTTCAAAGCGAAACCCACTTATAGGCATAAAATCATCATCAGCTCCTTCTATATATGAGTATGTTTTTTGCTTAGCTGCGCTTATTGTCTTTGCTATAACAAAAAGTTTAGTGCTATATCCTTCATATATGTTGTTAGGAACTGATGTGCCTAACAAAGAAACTTCATATAGTTTATTACTTTTTTCTTTTTTCATTATTTTATTATTTTATTGATTTATTTCATTAAATATTTTTTTGTCAGTAATGAGTTCTCGGTTGCTCTCCAAAAACTCAATAAACTGCTCGCACACTTCCTTTAATCTGGGTATATCTAACTTAGGCATATAAGCGTAAGTCTCTTTATACACCCCCTTAAAATCAGTAACCAAATACTCAAAATCGGTTATATCAATACCTTGCTGGTTTAAGCAGTAAGGATATACAATGTGTTGCCAGTTATTGCGATACTTAAAGGCATTATATTTGCCCGTTGTTTTTAAATCTACCACCTTAAAGGGTAACAAGTAGTCTAAATATCCGTACAAAAAGACTTCACCATATTGAGTGCTAATAGTTCCTTCTACTCGGTATTGAGTAAGCGCATTTTCTTCTTTCAAAGGAGTTGCTATACTCTTAGCAAGTTCCTTTGAAAAAGCGAACTGCCTGCCATTGATTATTGCCATTATTACCTCACCCTTGCTGTGAATATCTATCTTGGTGCTCTTGCGCCCCTCAACTATGCAATCTATCACCTCATTGAAGGCAGTACCCTTGTCTGCAACTTCACTCTCGAATGGCACTCGATTAATGCGGTTAATGAGTTCTTGAAAGGCTTGACGCTCGTACTCTTCCTCTGTCAGCGTTGGGGCTTCTGATGAGCCCCAAAACTGCTGATAGATTACCGATGAATTAAGATAGTTCGTAAAACTATCCAACAACGTAGGATATATGTTATACTGCTTCATACTGCTTGCTTTCTTTGTTGAATTTCGCATTCAAAGTCGCCGCTTTCTCATTGAGTTTGCGACCCGCCACTATCTTAGAGTTGCCAATATGTTGCCACTCCTGTATTCGTTGAGCAGTTTCATTAAGGCTGTCTATATCTGTGATAACCGCTATATTGTCGTCAATCTCTTTAATGAGCTTTTGGTATGCTTCATTAGCCTTGCGGTGTTGTTCTAACCTCGCATTATACGCCTCAATTACGTGCGTTGTGAAGAAGTCATTAGGAGCGGTAGGGTTACCCTGTTCATCAATAATGGTAGGTATCTTAAAGAGCGGAGGCAAATTGCACGAGTTCTTACCGTCATTACGTGAGGTAGGGTCAAAGGTGATAGTACGCTCACGCCCTTGCGCTTCTACATACCCTACAAGGTCTAACTCTGTCACAAGGTTGTCATAGTTTGTGCCTCCGAATTGAGGAATGTAGCGAGTGTCGTCGCCTTCTGTTTTTGTTTCCCTATGAGCGACGAATACCACGTGCTTGTTCATTATGCTAATACGTTTTACAAGTGCTGAAAACATCATTTTTCGCTCTCCAAATCCTTGTAGCGTTAGCATACCATTTGCTTTTCCCATCTTTGGATTATTCTTAATGATATACTCGCCCATAAAGTCTAACATCTTTCCTCCTGTATCAATAACAAAGGTCTCATAAGGAGTTAGATTTTCATTAGCAAGCACGTCCAAGAAGTCCTGATAAGAGCGTATCTGTACAGTGTCCACATCTTGCAAGTGTGCGAAGTTCACACGGTGTACGCCGTTGTCGAAGTCAAAAAGTAGCGGCTTTGGTGATGATAGTGCAAGGGTAGTCTTCCCTGTACCAGCCTGCCCATATATAAGGGCTTTAATTTTAGTCTGAATTGTAAGCTCATTTGCTTTTTTTATTAAACTCATTCTTCTGTATATTTAATTGTTAATTATTGTTCTTAAAGAAAGTGCCGCGTTGTTGTGATGAATTATGTACAGATTTAAGGATAACACGGCACTATTCTACGTGTATGAATTAATTGGAGATTTTTCTAATCAATTTATTTATCTCATTGAGTTTTGTTTTCAATTCGTTAAAGAACTCATCTTTGCCAACTTCTATAACATTGTACGTGATATCTTCGAAAATCTTAGGTGTAAGAGTTTCTTTTATCTCAATACCGAAGTCATCAACTCTTATTGCTGTTAGAGCTAAAAATCTTCCATTTCTATACTCCTCATACACATTAATATACCAGTTTGTTGAAAAGTATTCTACTCGGTAGCATTTACCTACCTCTAATATTGTTGCTTGTTTTTTCATTGCTCTAAGATTTTAAACTGTTAAGAAACCATAACCGTTGTAATCGGCAAACTCGGGCATTCGCTCTTCTTCTGCTATCTCCTCTCTATATCGCCTTTCTGCTAACATCTCTTGCACTTGCCCTTCAATGTCTAATAGGTCTTCAATCTCTGCCCATTGTTCATCTGTAAACTCAATAGGCAACCATTCACCATTTACCCTTCTGCTACTCTCGCTATAAGTACCTCTTGCGTCAGCATATAGGATAAAATCGTAATAGTTGTCTTTGTAACACAACCCCCATTGCTCATTGTTGCCGTTGGGGTCTGATTGCAATTTCTCAATAATGTTATTGAATATCTCATCTCGCACCCTCGCAGTATCAGGGTGTAGTTCTTGTCCGAGTGCGTCCTCAAACGCCTCTCTTTCAAACGGCACGCACTCATCATAACGCTTGCCGTTCATTGTTACATAGCCACCAATTAGAAGAATTTGGCTATTTTGTTTGGTAGTTTCCATTTTTTGTTGTAATTTTGCCATCGTTAAAAAATTATTAAATTAATATTTAGTTAAGGCGACGCTGTGGAGTGTCGCTTTATTTGTTTCTCTTCATCTTTCTGAGTATCTTGTTAGGTTCTTTCTCCTTCAAGTCTTCCAACTGTTTTACGCTTATAAGCGACTGCCCGCCCGCAAGGTTCTCGTTCTTCAATACCCCGCTTGTTATCCACGTACGCACAATATAATCTGATACCCCTAAGTACTCAGCCACCTCAGGAACACGTAGCAATCTCTTAGCACGCTTGCTGTCCTCGTAACGCTCAATCGCCATTGCCATTAAGTCTACCGTGTTAGGCACTACACCTTGCATTGCCCACAACTCCTCACGCTCACTTGCGAATAGTGCGTTAATATCATCGTTTATTCTCTCTACTCTACTTAACATATCTTATTCTTCGTTTTTGGTAAATGCTTCTTCTTCTGTCATTTCAAGCACCTCAACCACCTTATCTCTTATCGCTTCTGAGCGGTGATATAAAGGTGTATCATTCATTGAACGCCACTTTACCAACGTCCAATAACTCACATTCAACTTATCCTCCAATGCCCTTGCAATTGTTTTGTTGAGCATTTTTTTTCTCGCTTCTTTTGTTAGTTTCATTTTATTTTGTACTTTTGCCAAGTAAAAAACGCTAAACGCTTTTACTTTTATTTTCACAGGGCAAAGATACAATACATTTGTTAAGTATGCAAATTTTTAAGTAACTTTTTACTATAAAAAAGTAAAGTATTTTATAAGTAATTGATTTTCAAATAAATATTTTAGAGAGGAATGGGGCTATATTTTAGAAAAGAAGATATTTTTTTCTTAGACGAAGTATTGAAACAGCTTATTGAAGTAGATAATAAAGGTGATAGGGGGTTGTGTGCTATCGATGAGCCTATATGCTCTTTGTTAAAAATAGACAAATCGTTAAACGATTTGCAACAGATAGAAAAGCCATTTATATATTATATACATATATTTAAAGCATATAAAGTTGCTAATGTAGAATATAACGATGACGATTTTTATCATTTCCTAACGGCTAATGAAAAAACCCGCTCATTCTATCAAAATGGCGGGTTCAAAAAACTATATAACACAATACTAAATGAAGAAAATATAAATCATCAACAAGCGTTACTTGTCGAAAAACAAATTAAAGAGATAAATCGCAACAAATATTTATCTGTAATAGCGATTGTTGTTTCATTAATCAGCTTAATAGTGTCGCTCCTTAAATCTTAGGTATTTTTTTGCAGGCACATAAAACATTCCGTTTTTCCTTAGCAAGTTCAATTCCTTTGTGTCTTTCTAAGAACCCTACAAGCTCTTTGAAATCATCTTTGTTTTCAGCATATTTGCACGCATATATAATTCTACTTTCCAACGAAGTGATGTAATTCTTTACATCATCAACATTAGGCACATACATTTTGCTTAACTCAATCTTTACATTCACATTTATTGTATGGCGCAATAAGAGCCATACAATCACAAGCAACAATAGGATAATAACAATATCACTCATAACGTTTAATCTTTAAATTTTTGCAAAGATATGAAGGATAATTCAGATACACAACAAAAGTTAAGTGAAATTCCTGAAATTAATCAACGCTTCATTGAAGTAATGAAGTATAAAGGATATTCAGGATACAAACTTGCACAAGAAATTGACGGTCTTTCAGAAGCAAAAATAACACATATACGTTCGGGAAGAAATAAAGTGAGCTCTGAAATATTAAAACTTATAACTAACAAGTTCCCCGATATTAATCCCATTTGGTTGCTCACAGGAAAAGAAACTATGATAAAGGGTGAAACTCCTCCTGAAAAAACAATAACATCATCAGTCCCAATAATCGCCAATGAAGTAATCAATTACAGTGAAAAAGGTGTACCTTATTACAATGTCGATTTTACCAACGGTTTTATAGGTGTGGTAGGGTTTGAAAATATCAAACCCGATTATTACATTAACTATCCCCCTGCCAATAATTGCGATTTTTGGATTAACGCCACCGGTCGCTCAATGGAAAATATGATAAATCACGGCGATATAGTAGCCGTCAAAGAAGTAGATTTATCTTGGTTTCCTCTCGGCGAAATATACGCTATTGTAACGTCTAACGGCTATCGCCTCATCAAGCGCATTACTGAGTCTCAAAACAAGAAATGTTATCGTCTTGTGTCTGAAAATCCCGATAAAGACAACTATCCCGACCAAGATATACCAAAACAATATATCACTCGTCTGTTTAAAGTGATAATTGCAAGTAAAATAATTAGTTAGTTAAATTTAAATATTATGAGTTTCTTAAACAATCTCTTTAAGGGCTTTGTTCGCTCATCTGTCAATCAGGTAGGACGTGATGGTGGTCGTGTGATTAGCAATAAACTATATGGTGACGCTCATTCCACACCTATAAGAGTAGCACAGTCACCATCTGTTATAAAAACAATTACACAACAGTGCGAACCTCAAAATACTGATAACTCCCCTTATAGTTTTCTATCAATGGCCTTTGCTGACAATCTCATATTGAGAATTGTTGCCTACTTGCTTCTTTGTACGTTGCCTTTCTTGGGTTCTCTTTACACGCTGTTAAGAGGAATCGAATACACGAAGAAGAAACAAATGGAAGTGTACGGCACAGAAACTATAGGTATAGGCAAAGCTGACCGTCGATTTAATTCAGGCGTGAGGGTAACACACTATAAAAAGAGAACCGTAATAACAGGCTATGCCCCTGCCGATTATGCACACTTGAAATACTATAAAACCAAAGGAACTATATATAAAGTTATTGGTTGGACATACCTTATTACACAAATTATCATAGCAATAATAATGATAGTAGATTAATTAGAATATTAATATATCAAAATAGACACTAATGAAAAAAATATCTCTATTAGCAATTGCTACTATATCAGTAGCATTCTTCACTTGTACCAAAGACAATAATGATGGTGCTTATAAAGAGTGGAAAAAGAAAAGTCAATCTGAGCAAGAGTGGATTTGTGGAAAATATAATGGATATACACTCTATACAGGGCCACGCGGAGGCTGTTATTATAAAAAACTTAACAGCGATTTTAAAGAAGAAATAGTATATGTAGATAGGAAACATTGCAGTAAATGCCTTGATTAGAATATGTAGAATAATAACAAAAAAAGAGCCTCGCACTTACACGGGGCTCTTTTTTAACAACTAAAAATAATTATTTATGAAAACACTTCCACATTCTCCAACCTATTACACCCGCCAGCAGTACCAACAATAGCCATACCCACCAGCTAACAATTCCTTTCACATCTTTTGTTTTATAAGAAAAAGCCGTCGTGCTTTCTGTATTACGTAATTCATTATTAGTTGTGCTTATAGTATTTGTAAGGGTAGTATTCGCCACTATTTGGCTATTGGATAGGCTACTTTTATTCGTAATCTTCACCTTTCCACCTCTTACCCTTATAGTTTCATTATTGCCTTCACGAATTCGAGTATATGTAAGCTCCTTGCTGTTTCCTATACTATCCTTATCGCTCTCTACTGTTACCTCATACTCTTGCGAGGCGTGTGTATCGAGTTGCAAGGTTTGTTCGTTTTGCTGAAAAAGAGCTGTACTATCCTTGTACTTTATAATACGCTCTTTTTTGAC